CTTTAGAAATAACATCTGAATCAGAATCGGAATTAGATTCAGAATCTTTATCTGACGAAAATATAGAAACTAATAAAGAATCTGATTCAGATTCTGATTACAAATCAGATGATGGATTAGATGAATATGAAGAAGAATTTTTAGAATTAACAACATTAGATAATGAAGAAGATAAAGAATTAGAATATTTTTCAAAATTATCTGATGATTCAAAAGAATCAAATATCAAACAATTAAGATTAATTAAAAAAATAAATGATACAGATACACCATTAAGATTTAAAGTATTAAATTCAGAAATGTCATTGAAAAGTAAATCAATTGCTATCAGTAATATTGATAAACTTGAAGAAATGGATGTATCAAGCGATGAATATTATAAAATGAATAAATGGATCAATGGATTAATAAAAATTCCATTCGGTAAAACTATTAATTTACCTGTAGACAATACAAATACTATTCAAGAAAAAAGAGATTTTATTGTTAATACTAAAAAAACATTAGATGAAGCAATTTATGGTCATAATGAAGCAAAAAATCATATTTTACAGGTTATTGGGAAATGGATTAAGAATCCTAAATCACAAGGTAATGTTTTAGCAATTCAAGGACCTATGGGGAATGGTAAAACAACATTAGTTAAACAAGGAATTTCTAAAGCAATTGATCGTCCTTTTGCTTTTATTGCTTTAGGTGGGGCATCTGATTCCGCATTTTTTGATGGTCATTCATATACTTATATTGGTTCACACTGGGGAAGAGTCGTTGATATTTTGATTGAATCAAAATGTATGAATCCTGTTATTTATTTTGATGAATTAGATAAAGTTAGTGAAACTTATAAAGGTGATGAAATTATTCATCTTTTAACTCATTTAACTGATCCATCACAAAATAATGTATTTCAAGATAATTATTTCCCTGGTATAGAATTAGATTTATCAAAAGCATTATTTATTTTTTCATTTAATGAAGAAGAAAAAGTAAATAGAATTTTAAAAGACAGAATGTATGTTATTAATACAAAAGGATTTAAAACAGATGATAAATTATCAATCACAAGAGATTATTTATTACCTGAATTATTAGATACATTTGTTTTTGAAAAAGAAGAATTAATTTTTCCTGATGATACTGTGAAAATGATTATTGAAAAATATACAATGAATGAACAAGGTGTGAGAAACTTAAAAAGATGTTTAGAAACTATTATTTCAAAAATAAATATTTATAATTTATCTTATGATAAGAATAATGATAATAAAGAAAATATAGATTTAGAATTTAAATTAGATGATTTTTCATTACCATTTACAATTACTGAAGAAATTGCTGGGAAATTATTAAATTTAAAAAAGGATTCAGACAAACCTCCTGAACATATGTATATGTAAGAGGGTGGTTAATTTTCAACCTTTATACGTGTGTAAATTTTTTCACAACTTCCGTCAATCGTACCAGTATATCCGCCATTGTAACTCATTATTCTCCCTACACAATTTACATTTTCATTTCCGGTTTCTGTTACTTTATTCCAAGGTGTCCTTGTTATTTTATTCCCATTAGCATCACCACCATAACCATCACTCTCACTCGTCCAACAACTATTATCGTTTAAGGCGGGATGATTTACATGTCCATTCCCACATGACCCTGGATCAAAATAACTACGGATATTATGATCAGCACAGGTATCGGCACCCCTACAAGAATTCCCTATTGCTGGATTAGCGTTATCTCCCCAATTATCAACTAGTTGTTCTCTTGCTTCATCCCATTCATCTTCATCACAATAATGACCTGAACAGCAATCTGGAGTACGATAATTAAATTCAGGACATCCAGTGCTATGTGAGGTGGCATGATCTATCACAGTTTGGTCTGGAAAGTTATATTCATCCCCTACTTTCATCCATACATATCTTTCTGATAGTCCAGCAGTTCTATCTGTTGAGTCAAAATATTTAAAAGTCGATTGACACGTCGTATTTAATGGTCCATCTATGTTATTAGTGAAATCATATTTACAATTATTATGATCTATATCTGCGCTACTAATATTTGCGGGATCATATGCTGAAGTAGTCGGCATACCGATATCACCATTCCCCCACCCTGATCCAGTATTATCAGTAAAATTAGTTTTTTGACAAATAAATAAATTTTTTTTCATTTGTCTAATATCTGTTTCTTCTGATAATGGTAATGTATCACTATCATTTTCAATTCCTGGATCTCCACTGATATGATAATTTATTGGGCGAGTATTATATCCTGTTCCTGCCCCTGTCCCTGTTCCTCCTATATAGTTTTTCATCTGTATAATATTATATTCATTATTTTCAATTAAATCCCTTGAAGGGTGTGAAGTCTGATCCGCACAACTTAAGCAACAGGCATTTGTTCCCACAGAGGCAGACGGATCTTTTTCATTATCCTGACCATCTTCTTTTTTTCCTCCTTTAAATGAACATTGTGGTGAATAAGCAAAATAATATCCGACAAATTTGTCGGCATCATTTGAACCTTCTCTTGGTTTTTCGGCACAAGATTGAGGAATATTTTCACATCTCCCATTTTCTACATCAAAATATTGATTTATTTTACATTTATATCTTGTAAATGGATTATATTCATAATTTAAACCATTTGTTGCTGTTTCATCTTCTGGTAGTAAACATTCATGGACCCAATCACTACCAGAAGATATTTTATATGATCTATTCAAATATTGACCATCTCCATTTTTTATTGATCCTTGAACACCATCTGTTGCACTATTATGCCAATCAGTATAATTCCAAGATTGATTATATCTGCTTCCATTAAAACAAAGACCTTCTCCATTATCAGGAGTAGGAGGGTTATTTCTATCATCACGTGGTATTCCGCTATCTATAGTACATTCCCCCCCAGAGATCGGGTTATGAGGATCAGCAGAAAACCCATTTATACAATATTGACTACAATCACATTCTGGTTCTCTATGTCCATCCCCTGTTATCTCAGCAATAGTTTGACCAGCATCATTATATTCCAAACATGGATCTTGTTCACAATCATGTTCACAAGTGTCACCATTACCACCATCACTTCTTCTAGCAGGTGGACAACTACATTTTCCACCGTCTGGTGTAAATCTTACTTTTGCATCATTATTTACAAGTGTTGATAAACCGTTACAAGAATCTTCAGTACTAGTATTACATGTTTTTCCATTACTACATAAATCAATTAATGCATCTTTTGCTGATCGAGGAGTCCCATCAGATTGTTTTAATGTTATATCAATATTATTAGGATCTGTCTCATCATCTAAAGTGAATAAATTCATTAAACTACCACTTTGGATACAACCTACGCCAGGGATTTTATTATATATTTCAGCAGAGTGGTGAATATTTCTCGCATCTGCCATACCATTTGATAAAAGACATTCGCTATCTTCACAGGATAAAAGATTACCATTACGAGTTAAAACTTGACCATCGGGACAACTACCTCCTGAAACTTGAGGTATTTGACTATTTTCAGAGTAATTAATTAATCTGTAAATCTCTAATAAATGATCATTGTTAATCATACAACTATTATCTTTTAAACAATTAGGATAATTATCAACGACTAAATTTTCCGCAGATCTAAAAATCCCATCAGAATTCATGTATCTAGATAAAGTTATTTGATCGTCTGGAGTAATATCTAAACTGACGGCATCAGGATCTTGAATACAACTATCTGGATTTGAAGGATCAGATTTATAACCCGCACCAATATCACATACACATTCCCCACTAGATCCATCCGTTCCGTGTTGATAAATTTTATCTGAACCACATTGTGCACATGTATTTGTGCTAGTATCTAAATAATACCCATCACTACATACACATGATTCAATACCTACCCCCCCTTTATTAATCATTTCGGAACTTTCAGGACATTCATTACAATAATCATCATCTTGAGGATCTCCACCTTCTTTAGTATAAAAACCCCGTGGATTTCTTCTTGATTCATTTGCCCCTTTACAGATCCACATACCATTGATAGATTCACATTGATTGTTTAAACGGCAAGGTGGTTCACTAGTTGGTGGTGGCGGTGGTGGTGGTGGTGGTGGCGATGATGATGCAGGTGTCCATGTATTAGGTGAGACACATTCTGATTCTGTTGTTATTGATTCATCAGAACAAGAACCATTAGTATTGCTACCAGAACTTGGACCAGAACCAGAACTTGAACCAGAACTAGTAGTTTTTGCATCATCATGACATGTTTTATCAGCATAACAATATTTATCTTTATCACAATCATTATCACCACATTTACATTTTTCAGTTAATGCTGTTGTATCACTGGTAGAACAATCTTTTAAATCATCCCCCCGAGATACTACATATACTGCTCCACCAATTATTATACAGATGAATAATACTGCTATAATAAGAATTACTTCATTTCCTCCTCCTTTCATTATTTTTTTCATAATATTGATATTATAATAAATTATATTTTTTTTATGAAATTAAAAAATTTATAAAAAAAAATAATTTCATAAAAAAGAATTTATAATTCAATATTTTTTTTTTGAATTTAAATTTTAGAAAAATTAATTGATTTTAAGAAAAATATTTAAGTTTATTAAAAATGGTTCATAAAAATTACAAATGGAATATTTCACTTGAAGAAGGTGAAAGACTTTGTCTTGAAAATATAGATGATATAATTTCAGAACAAAAAAATAATTCTATTGAATTAAATGAACTCGTTTTTTTATTAAATAGTCGGACAAAAATAATAAAGATTACAAATAATAAAAAAAATAAAAATTTAGTAAACTTTATAAAAATAAATTTTGGAGGTATTCGTCAATTTATAGATAATTCAGATTGTTTTGAAATTAATGATAAGAATGATAAATTTTTAATAACAAAAGTATCAGATTTAAATTTTGTCGATTTAAATGATTGGGTATTTGTTGATGATTCTTAATTTTTTTTTAATAATATAAATAATATAAATAATAATGTTTGAAATTGATGATACTTTAAAAACAATTATAGTAATTTATATTTCAATTTGTGTTCTTCTTTATCAAATGAAATTAGACTTTATGTTTGATAAAGATGGTAAATTTAAACAATTTGGAACTGGTCCAGGAAAAACAATTTATCCGTTTTGGTTGGTTACATTAGTTATTGGTTTAATGATTTATGTTTATATGAGAACAAATAATAATTAATAATGTTTCTTTTTTAAATTTTTTTTAGATTATAATAAAAATATCATTTCATTTTTATGAAACCTAATTTAGTCGATGAATCAATATTAGAAATGATTAAACCTAAAGAAATTATTAGCAAAAAAACTGAATTAAATATAAAAACAGATTATCCAAAATTAATATTTAATATAATGTCTTTTTTGATGGTTTGTATAGGTTTATTTGTTTTATATCAAAGGAAAAAGAATAAAGAAAAAAATAAGATTTTTTATGAAAAAAGAGTAAAAAATTTACAAAAAGAAATAAATATTTATGAACATTTATTAAAAAATTAAAATTTGAATTATTTATAATTGTTTTTATAAATCTTTTAATTTCATAAAAAAATATTAATAATCTATTATTAAATAAAGTATGAAAGATTATTTAGAAACCCTTGGAACATATTATGATGAAAAAGTAAAGTTTTTATCAGATCTTATATCTGATAAACGAGATTTACTCAAATGTAATGGTTGTGATGATAGTGAAAAAGTTTTTGATGAATCAGATGTGAATCGTTTTGTATTTTCTTGTGGAGAAACAAAAGGAAAATGTGGAACTCAAATAACAATTGAATTTCCTAAATATATATGTTATGAAAAAGAATTACAAAATTTAAGAGAAAAAATAAATGAGGGTATTAATTGGTCTGTAATATCAAAATATTTAGATGTAGATGATGAATTAAAACGTCAAGAAGAAAAACGAGATAAATGTTTACTCGCTATAAAATATATTGAAGATTTATTTAATGAAAAAAATATGGATGATAAAAAATCTCATATTCAGAAATTTTATGATAGTAGAATAGAAAAAATGAGATTATCAAAAGATTTACAAAAAAGTTTAAATAAAGAAACAGATGAAAGTAAGAAATCAATTATTCGTAAAGATTATGTTTTAAATCAAAAAAAAATGTTTCAAGAAACTTTAGAATTTAAAGAATTATTAAAATCAATTAATCCTTATTTACAAACCGAACTTCCGAAAGTTACTATCTCAAATGAAAATTATAAAGAAAATATTATGAAAAAACGAAAAAAGAAAACAAAAGAAGATAATAAAGAAGATAAAGATAAAAATAAAGATAAACAAGGAGATAATAAAAAAGATAAAAAACCTAAAAAGAAAAAAGATTCTCCAAAATCACCACGCCATAATTTAAGTGAATTTAAAAAAGATTTAAGAGTTTCATGGAATGCAAAAGGTCAAGAGAATTTCGGAACAGTTATTGAAGATCCATCTGATAATAGAATTTCGATTAAAGATGAAAATGGTAAGAAAAAGAAGATCCCATATACAAGATTAACTATTGTTAAAGAAGATAAGGAAGAAAAAGAAGTTAAAGATGAAAAAGAAGTTAAAGATGAAAAAGAAGATGAAAAAGAAGATGAAAAAGAAGATTCAATAGATTATTTCAGTGGATCAAAAAAATATAAATGGTTATCTAGTTTCAATAAAGCAAATCCTTTTAAATATAATGGATTAACATACCCTACAGTTGAACACGCATTTCATTCGAATAAAATATCTGATGATGATCCTAAAAAAGATGAATATCAACAATTATTTACTGATAAAAATCTTGAACCAAATGAAGCAAAAAAATTAGGAGGAAAGAAAAATTTTGAAAAAAATGGATATAAATTAAGGAAAGATTGGAATGATGTAAGAGTTAAAATAATGGAAGAATGTTTACTATCCTATTATAACTCAAATGAAGATTTAAAACAAAAATTAATAGAGACTGGAGATGTTGAATTAAATCATAAAGGATTTAGAATAGATGATTTTTGGGGGATGAATAAAAATGGAGGTGAAAATCATCATGGTAAATTATTAATGAAACTAAGAGAAAAATTTAAAGAAGAAAATAATTTTGAACCAGAACCACAAAAAGAAGATGAAGATAAAGAAGATAAAGATAAAGATAAAGTTGAAGGTTTTGATATACCAGATAATGCAAATTTAATGAAACCTAAATCAATTAAAGATCTAAAAGAAGGATTTAAAATAATCGCAAAATATCAAGGAGAAGAATTAGAGGGTTATGTTGACAAAATAGATAAAAGAATGAAGAAAAATGTTAATGTGATTCTTTATATTGGAAATGGTGAAATGCAGGTTAAAATTCCTATATCAGATATAATTCATGTTATCTTATAAAATAATTTATCTTTGCCATGAATATTTATTTGAACTATGACCATATTTACTATGACCATATTTACTATGACCATATTTACTATGACCATATTTACTATGACTATAATCGTGATGATGTAAATGTGTTTTATATTTACTGTGAGTTATATTTTTTTCAAAGAAAAGATGATATAATAAATAAAGTATAAATAAACATATACAAACTATTATGAAATAATTTAAATAATCTAATTTTAAGTATTTATCTATATTTAAATCACTATTATCATCATCATCATCATTATCATCATTATCATCATCATCATCATCATCATATACTTCTGTATCATGTTCTGAACGATTGTATTCAACTTGCTCATCTCCATCATAAATATAATGTCCTGATCCATCTTTTCTTTGACACTTTCCCCCGTGCCTAGACGGAATACATCTATCTTCTCCAGAACAACAATCGGGAGATCCTTTATTTGTACAGGGCATATACCATTCTTCATTTTTTAAACATCTACGTATTTTTTTAGGTGCTCTTGAACGATTTTCATGTGCTTTAACACCTCCACAACAAGATGCCACAATAGGTTCAACTATTTTATTTTTTTTATATAATACTAATCCTAATATAGCAATTAAAAGTATTATTTTATACATTAATATTTATAATATATAAATATTATAAAAAAATTATTAAAATAAAAAAATATTATTTAATATAAAATGAATTGTTTATTATTGGCATTTTTAGTTACAAATGCTTTATTCTGGGGTTTATTCCCGCATTCGGCACATTGTCAAGTTTTAAAAGAATTTAATAAATTAGTAGGTATGAATATTAAATGTCCTGATCATATGGTTCATTTAATTACAGGTGTTGTTTTCTTTTTACTTTCTATTTTTGTGGCACAACGTGATTCTCCAACTTTTAAAAAATTATTTAATTAATGACCATTATTATTATTATTATTATTATTATTATTATTATCATATCTAATACAATGTGGTCTACTCGAAGAACTACACATCATACGAGTGCAACTTGTTACTTCTCCATTGTTAACAAAACAATGATTGCATCCATCAAACCAATTTAAGCAATTTAACGGAATATCGGCATTGTCTACAGTAGGTTTTGATAAATGAAATATTATATTTTCTTCTTTCCATTTATTATTAGGTGGATTATTATTTGTTTTACCTTGTACATTAATAATAACATTTGTTTCAATTGTATTCGGTAATGTTAATTGTCCTATTATATATTCATCACCATCAACAATTGGTTCCTGTGGGTCTAAGATAAATACAGCACCATTATCAACATTTAATCCTTGAATATTTGTCCAAGTATCAAAATCTATACCAATTGATGATATTTTATTTGCTTGATTCCCATCTGTTATTCCTATAGTTAACCATGAATCAAAACGAGAATCTGGATGAATATCTATTAATCCCTGTTGAACACCTCCAATATTAGAATTAAAAATATTATTTCCAGTTTCTTGATATGCAGGAGGTATTGACATTACTTTATCATCTTCACCATATAAAGCATATAAATTAATTGCTTCTGTATTTGGTTTTAAAATTAAACTTAATTCATATGTTGTATGTCCATCAATGCCTCCTTCAGAACAATGGGTTACTTCTCTAACTTTTGGACACACATACCCATAAGGGCAATCTTGTTCTGGTATAACACATTTATCACCGGAATTATTTTCATTTAAGTCAACACATTCACAAATATCACAACCATTTGAATCTTTTTTAAATCCTCCTTCACAAAACATAGAACAAGTTATTTCATGACATGAATTTTCAGGATTTTCTGATAAATCACGACATAATTCTTGTGTAGTATCAATACATCTATTTAATGAATCACACCAAATAAAATTTTGACCTTCAGAACAACCATTAGAATCAGTCCCTTTAAATCCTGAATTAATTAAATTTTGAAGTGCTGACATATCACAATTTTCACCACAATTATTATTTGAATTGTAATAATTGGTTGTTAAGCAAACAACACATTCTTTTGTTACAGGGAGACAAGGTTCTTCCCATACTCTTACACATTTATTTGATGTAGCACACCAAGTAAATCCATTATTTAAATTACATAAATCCTGTGATAAAGATAGATTAAATAAAGTAAATAATTCTAAAATCTTTAACATTATATTATAATAAATTAAAAAATTTTTAAATAATTAATATATAATATTTATAATGTCAAACAAAGCATTTATAAAAAGATCAACTGTTGAGACAAAAGATCTTGAAATAGAGAGTGATAATGGGAACAGTGTTGATTTTAAAGTTGAAAAAGGTAATCATAATGAAAGAACTCTAAGATATGATATTATATTCCCAAAATTAAAAGGTATTAAAGGACAATATTTAAAATTAAAAGATAATAATGGAACTTTTCAATGGACATCAGGAACAACTGGTCCAAAAGGTGAAAGAGGAAATGATGGAAATTTCGGAGGAGCAACATTTGATTATACTTTTAGTACATCAATAGTTTCAGATGGAATGGATTCGGGTAATGGTATATTAAGATTTAATAATAGTGATTTAACTTCTGCAAATTTATTATATATAGATGATCATGATAGTAATGGTAATGATATTCAATCATTTTTAAGAACGATTGATGATTCAACTTCAAGTATAAAAGGTCACTTTAAAATTTCTAATAAAACAGATGCAAGTGATTTTGCATTATTTACAATATCTTCAACATCAGAACAAACTAATTTTCATGAAGTTGGATGTTCGTATGTTTCTGGGAGTGTAACATCTTTTAGTAATTCTGAAGATGTAATTATTACTTTTGCAAGAACTGGAGATCAAGGACAAAAAGGTGAAGCAGGGACAAATGGTAGTAATGGTAATGATGGTAGTAATGGTTCTAATGGTGATAAAGGTCAGAAAGGTGAAGTGGGAAGCACAGGTGCTAATGGTAATGATGGTAGTAATGGTTCAAATGGTTCTAATGGTGATAAAGGTCAGAAAGGTGAAGCAGGGACAAATGGTAGTAATGGTAATGATGGTAGTAATGGTTCTAATGGTGATAAAGGTCAAAAAGGTGAAGTGGGAAGCACGGGTGCTAATGGTAATGATGGTTCAAATGGTTCTAATGGTGATAAAGGTCAAAAAGGTGAAGTGGGAAGCACAGGTGCTAATGGTAATGATGGTTCAAATGGTTCTAATGGTGATAAAGGTCAAAAAGGTGAAGTGGGAAGCACAGGTGCTAATGGTAATGATGGTTCAAATGGTTCTAATGGTGATAAAGGTCAGAAAGGTGAAGCAGGGAC